GAAAACGATGTCACTCATTACTACTATTTTAGCAACACTTGTTGCCTTGGAACATTTTTATATTTTTTATTTGGAGAGTATCGCAACCCAATCAGATGCAACCAGCCAAGTCTTTAATATGGAAAAGGAAGAGTTGACTCGACCTTCTGTCACCTCACTGTTTAAAAATCAAGGTATTTATAATGCTTTGATTGGGGTGTTTCTTATCTATGGGATTTATTTCTCGCATAGCTTAGAAATCGTAACAATCTTTGTTTTATTTGTCATAGGAGCAGCGACTTATGGTGCCTTAACAGCAGATAAAAAAATCATTCTCAAGCAAGGTGGCCCAGCAATCTTAACTCTTTTGAGTATCCTCTTATTTAAATAAAAACAACCAGCACTTTCAATGGAAGGTGCTGGTTTTTTAATAACTGGCATTAAACTTTTCTGCGTTTGATTTCGAGTAGTCTTTGATAAAAGAAGATTTGGCTACTATAGATATAAGGGAAAGTAGAGATACTTGCAATTCCAAAGCTTATCCAGATAAGGAGATACCATGGAAGTAGCTGTAAATCAAGGACGAAGCGTTGAAACTTATAGCCTTTCATGAGAAAGCGGCTGGTATGTAGCACACGACTTGGTTTAGCAATTCCGATAGCAAGGGTGTCACATAGGAGTAGCTCAACTTGGGAATAAGCGTAGTATTGCGGAAGATAGAGAATGGTTCCCAAAATCATTACAAGGACACTACCAAAGAAGTAGAGTGCGAAAGTAAGCAGGAAGTGTTCGATATCTGGATTTGTCACGTCGACAGATGGAAATTCGGGATGAAGTTCCACAAATTTACGAGCCATTGCACTGCTATAAAAAAGCAAGTAAACTCCAAAAAGATTAGGAATGCTCCATAAAAAGAGATAGAAACGCTTGAGCAATAGAGTTAGAAATGTCTGGGTAAAGAAGCGGTTGTCAAGCAAGGACAGGCTATCTTTAAAGGAAAGCTCTATCTCAGAAATTCTGTAAAGATTAATGGTAGTAAAGAGAGCACCAGCTAGGATAATGGAGCTTGTAAATCCAACGGCAATCGGAAAGAGAGCAGACTGGATTGTGATGCCTAGAAAACTCAAGAAGGACTGCTCAAGAATGCCCTCGTCGAGCAGGGATAAAGGCCTGATGAAGCTCGATAGAATCAAGAGAATACTTGGCAATAAAAAGACAAGCAGCAGACGAGGATGCTCAGCTTGAAATTGTCTAGCCTGCTGGCGAACTTCTTTTAAATTAATTTTTGGGTACTTCATTCTTTCATTATACCATAAATAGTACATAGCTTGCTAATCCTTTGAAACCAGTGGACTTCTAGCGTGTTAAGCAAAAGTGAATACGAGATTGAATACGACTTTACTTTTAGCTGGAGCGGATGAAATCCATGAACTGGTCAACGACTTCAACACGTTGATTATCATTGATGTGGGTATACATATCAAGGGTGATTTGAACATTATTGTGCCCGAGTCTATCTGAAATGATTTTGGCTGTAACACCAGCTTCAAACAGAAGAGAAGCATGTGTATGCCTAAATCCGTGAGGCGAAATTTTTTTAAGTTCTTTGTGTTTACAAAAGAATCTGCTAAGCTTCACTTTCATAGTTGCGGCTAAAAGCCATCCTCCTATGTCATTCGTAAAAATATAATTCGAATCATGTTTGTAAGGCACACCAGCCTGGAAATATTCTTTTATTTGCTGTCGTTTCCAGAGTTTCAAAACATTCAGAGTTTCATCATCTAAGGTGATAACCCTCTTACTCCTTTTGGTTTTAGGGTCCTGAACAGTTTGTTTTTTGCCAATCACGACAGCCGTGCGAGAAATGCTTAACCGTTTATTTTCAAAGTCAACATCTGACCACATGAGACCGATAGCTTCTCCAGTTCTCAAGCCAGAAAAAGCGAGTAAGTGGAAAAAAGTGTAGTCTACAGGCTTAAAATTTGCTTTAGAAACTTTAAGAAAATCCGTTAGTTCCTGCTTTGTATAGTAGTTTTCTTTGCCATTTAAGGGTTTATTTTTAGGCTTGATAATCTTGTCTAAGGGATTTGATTTAATGATGTCAAGAGAAGTGGCATACTTGAAAATACGGCTAATGACAGAGTAGTAATTGGAATAGAGGACATAGCGATTGCTTAACTTTATAGCAACCTTCTGACAATAAGCGACACTGATCTGCTTAATCTTCATATCTGTGAAATATGAGTCAATCAAAACATTAAGTTTTTTCTTAACGTTTTGATATGTTGTTGGTTTTACAGTGCTTTTATAGCTATCAAGCCATAACTCAGCGACTTCAGCAAAAGTAGGATTCTGGAAATCCTCATTGTTTGAAAAACCATTCTCTTCAACGTCTAAGAGAAGGTCACGTTCGGCAGCCTTTGCCTCTTTTATAGTTTTAAAACCACGTCTTGTTGTGCGTTTTTCTTTTCCAGTTGCAGGGTCTATGCCCAGGTATGTTTGAAAGAGGTATCTAGTCTCTCCTTTTTTTGTAATGTATTTTTTTATCATAAAATGTCCTTTCTTTTCGATTGCTTGCCCGCATAGTTGAAAAGGTGTAGAACTTATGATAAACTATAAGTGTATTTTTTTATCATCTTTTCCATTGCTTGTCACATGGAAGGTTGAAACCTCACACTCAAAGATTGCCGTCGGAGAGTGTGGGGCTTTTTTTATTTTATTTCAGAATTTTCATTTTTCCTTTGTACTCTTGAGATATTTGAGTTTTATCAGAGTCTGAGGTATAAACAAGCAGTTGAGGTGTATCTTTTTCTAAATCAACATTGTAGCCTTTTTCTTGAGCCCACTTTTCAAAAATGGTATTCTTAGCTTTCAAAAATTCATTTGAAATATAGATTTTACGACTAGCGCTTTCATTTTTCCAGCTTTCTCCAATTCGCACAGAAAGGTTTTTATCATCCCCTCCAGGAACAAAATCAACCTTTTCTCCTTTATCAAGGACCTCAGCGTTCTCTTTAAAGTATAAAGCGAATTCCTCACCTAATTCTTTAGTCATTTTAAATTTCTGCTCAACCGTTGTTGATGTTGTTTTTTCAGTTTTAGCAGCAGTATTTTTAGGTGGAGTGTTTAAAATGCCATTTACAACACCAATAGACACGATAGCAATCAGCACCCAAAACCATACTCTTTTATAAATTGGCTTAGAATTTGTTCTTTTGTTCATGTTTTTCTCCTTTTAATTTTCAATTGGCATGAAGTTTCCGACTATTTTTCCAATGATTCTTGGATCTTCGTCATACGGTGCGAATTTATCTTTATACTTGTTATTGATAGAGACGAGTCTAAGACCGTCTTTTTCTTTATAGACTTTCTTTATATAAGTTTGGCCATCCCAATCGACTGCATAAACGGCACCATCGTAGTCAAAACCTGTTTCTTTGATTAGAACGACCTCTCCATTCATGTACTTAGGTTCCATTGAGTCTCCAAAAACCCAAGAAGCAAAATCGTGGTCTTGGTCTTTGTCATAAAAAACAGTGTCATAGTTCCCATCGTTGAAGTATGAAAATCCAGTACCAGCTGATAGCTTTTCAAAAACACGGTATTCAAAAAGCTTTTCCTCAATCATAATCACTTTATTATTCTGCTCTTTTAATTGTTCATTAGCATAGTTCAGAATTTTTTGTTTTCTTGGAGTTGATAACTTTATAACTTTTTCAGTGATTTTTTGAACAAGAGGGGAAGTAGGGATTTTTAGTTCTTTTACTTCTTGAGTTTTATCCTCTATCAAGTCCGATTTGTTTACTCCGAAATAGTCTGCAAGTAATTCGATCTTTCCTATCCGAGGATAAGTTATGCCTTTTAACCAATCTCTTACAGTAGTGTACTTCAATCCGAGATCAGAACAGAGCTTATTTCTATCAATCCCTCTGCTGCTCATCAAATTTTCCAAGTTCGCAGAGAAAATTTCTTTACTTTTATTATTACTCATTTGTATCACTCCTTTATATAGAATATATTACGGCAAAAACGCAAAAAAGTAAAGAAAAAAATAAAAAAATACGAAAAAAACGCAAAAAACACTTGACATTGCGGTTTAACCGCATTATAATATAATCATAGTTGAGTCAGTCAATTATAAAAAATGTTAGAAAGGACAGTAAAATGCCAAAAATGACTCTTAAAACATTGCGAACGCTAAAGAACTGGCGACAAGTGGACGCAGCTAAGGCCCTTGATGTCTCTGCTGATACTTGGGGAAATTGGGAGCGAGGTAAAACAGAGCCTACTGTAACGCAGGCTTATCAAATCGCTACTGCTTTTGATGTGTCTATTGATGACATTATTTTTTTACACAACATTGCGGTTTAACCGCAAAAAAGAAAAAGGCGTAGAAAGGAATATTATGAACGAAAAGAAACAAAATAATGATCTCATCAAAGAAATTATTGAGAAACATTTTGAAAATATGGTTGATGATATTTTGGAACACACAGAGACCTACTATGAAGCTTTAGGAGCTATTAGTAGCATCAAAGGAAGCAAGATTCCGAATATGCTTCACTTAGCTGATTGTTTGATGAAAGCTATCAGAAAACGTGCTATGCAACAAAAAACACCTAATCATCAAAATTAGGTGCTGGAAGATTACGCATTTGAGGAGAATAACAAAAAAGCACCTGACGGAAATCAGGCGCATACTTAAATAATTAAAACCATTATATCACAAAAATGCTTGCCCGCATA